AGGGGGATTTCAGCACCGACCGGCGCGCGGGGTTGGTCCCTCCAATCCCGAAAAAATAAAAAAGTCCATTTCCCCCAATTCCAGAATTCAAAACCCCAAAAAATCAAAAAGTCTCTTCAAAAGTTTAAGATCTTCAAAACCTCCAAAGTATACACCCCGCATGCCGGCAATTCAACAAAAATCAATCACGTCAACTAAATAACAACCGCGTACACATTCTTGGGTACAATTTTGTGTAATTTGTTTATTGTATTTGTACCCATAAATGTGTACAATAAGGTCAATCTAAAAAGCAAATCAGGAGGGAATGAACATGGAAATCAAACCTATGGGTAATACAGAACAGGAAAAAATGTCCAGCTTGTGGGGTTATTTCATCGCGTGCTGCAAAATTCTTGATGATGTTACAATCGAGTATCAAGAACCCTGTGTATCGGATTACTACCTCAATCACATTAGCGCCATGCAAAGCAAAACAATCCTTTCCGGCATGGAAAAATTTCACACCCTTGCTAATGAGCGTGTGATTAAAATGCCCTCTAAACTCTATCCTCAAGGCAAAGCCGTTCTGGACGTAATGACTGCTATTGTTGCCGCCAGCGGAAAATACCCGATTGCCAAAACCAGAATCGCAGATCTGCATGAATTTGAGCTTCTGGCCCGTGCTACAATCGACACCTGCTGGAGAGAGGGTAATATGCTCAAGGTTGTCCGCAATCTGGAAGGTATCTCCCTACAAAAACTGGCGGAAAAAAGCGGCGTTAGCAAAAACACAATTTTCCGCATTGAGAACAACCAGTCTATCCCGCGCATTGATGTTCTGCGTAAGCTTGCTGATGCTCTGGAAGCCCCTCTGGAACTTGTAGCCATCGGCATTGGCAAAACCGAACCGGAAACAGCCCCCGAAGAAGAAGTCCCTAACCCCAATGCCCCTAAATTGCCGAGCGTTTACGATAGCCAAGATCGTAGCGCAGACGATGAAATCAAAGCTTTTCAAGAATAAAAAGGTAAACCACAATGCCTCAAAAATTAAAAATTGCACCCGGCACTGTTTTTGGTCAGTGGACTGTCATTGGCCGTTCTAAAGACCCGGCAAAAGCAAAAAAAGGATATCTTGAATGCCGTTGTTCTTGCGGAACTGTTTCTGATGTTTCCGGGCACTCACTTATTAGCGGGAAAAGTAAATCATGCAAAAAATGCGGGTATGCAAGATCAGCGCTTACTAAATTAGAAGCAAACACTAAAAATTCAAAAGAAAAATATGAAGGAAAAACAATCAACGGTTTTTTTATAAAAAAGATTATTGATAAAGAAAAAAGCGGCACCTGTACCAGATGTATTGCAATTTGTCCCAAGTGTGGGCGCGAATTCACAACGCGGTTGTCAAGCATAAAGAATTTACAATTCTGTGGTCATTGCGAACGAGACAAAAAAGAACTATTGGAAATAACCAGAAAAGTCGTAAACGTGGATGGAACCGACTTGTCAAAAATTCGTTCGCGCATAAACGGAACAGTAAATAAAAACTCTAGAACCGGGGTAAACGGTGTTGCGCTTACCAAAAAAGGCACCTACAAAGCATATATTAGCTTTCAGCATAAACGCATTCACCTTGGCTTCTTCACAAATCTAAAAGACGCAGCCGCTGCCAGAAAAGAAGCCGAAGAAATTCTTTACAATAAATTTTTAGACGATAACGCCGGTTGGGAACAGCGACTGGCAGACGCAATGGCCGAATACAAAAAGAACAAGAAATAGCAGTCAACTTCGCTAAAGCTTAATTTGGAGAAATATAGGGTACCCAATAAAATCTTTCCTTTCCGTCTCTGAGCTATAGAAACGAATCACAATAAAACCGCAAAAATTTCAAAATCAAAAAAGGCCCCTACAAAAAACAAAGAATAGTTTGTGCAACCTGCAAATTGAACCCGATAAGGCGAGATGATATAATAACCGCAGGAGGAATGGACGATGAAAAATTTGATTGGCAGGATATTTTTCTTTATTGGGATTTGCATGATCGGGTTTGGCGTTTTGTCAGCTCCCAAATTCATGGATGTGTTCTATTTGTGTGTAATTCCGGGCATCATCCTAGTGGTTCTGTGCTACAAGCCCGCAAAGCGATATGGACAGTGGATGAAAGAGGTTGAAATTGCTGGCAAGGAACGTAGAAGAAAAGCTGCAAATGCTGTCAGGGCGCAGATTATTGGAACTGGGGATAAGCCCGGTACAATTTCGACCTGGGGGCGCGGCGTGGCCGGTACGGCGATTGGCGGCGTGTGGGGCGGTGTTGCAGGTGCGGCTACCGCTAAACGGAAAGGATACACAAAATTCCTTGTAGAATACGAGGACGGCCACAGAGCAAACGAAACAGTGAAAGACAATTCCTTACGGTATAACCAGTTAATTCAGCTTATCGAGTGGTAAATTGAATACCGTGCCAAGTGCCCTGTGCCAAGTGCCTTTTCTCAAATTTGAGGGAGGGCGCTTTTTTATTTTGAAAATTTCTGAAATTGCAAAAAAGAGCACAATGCGAGCCAAGACGGCGGACGAAGCGGTTTATGCGTTTGCTGCGATCCGGGAACTGGAAAAAGAAAACTTCAAGCAGGCGCACAAGCTGAGTGTGGATTTGCATAATAAGCTGGGTACGCTGCCGCGCTGCAATGACCTGATTGAGCTGAACCGGAATCTGCTGCTGTTCAATGCGCCGTATAACTTTGATTCCTTTTGCCAATACATTGAACTTGACCGTGACCCAAAAAGCCGGTTTTATATGCCGCGCCGAAAACAGCTGATTCGGATGGTAAACACCCTGCAAAAACTGGAAGATGGGGAACTGGACATTGCAGGAATCATGATGCCGCCCGGGACCGGGAAAAGTACCACTGCCATTTTTTATCTGACATGGCTTGCCGGACGGAACCCCGACATGCCGATTTTAGGCGGCAGCCACAGCAACGCATTTCTGCGCGGCGTGTACGATGAATGCCTGCGAATTATGGCAAAAGGCGGGGAATATTTGTGGCGAGACGTGTTCCCCGGCGTGTGCATTGCCAGAACGAATGCACAGGACATGATGATAGACATGTACAAGCCAAAGCGCTTTGCCACACTGGAATTTTCTTCTATCGGCAGCGGCAATGCGGGCAAGGTGCGTGCGCAAAAGCTGTTATACTGCGATGACCTTGTAAGCGGCATTGAGGAAGCCATGAGCCCGGAACGTATGGATAAGCTGTGGCAGCTATACACAACGGATTTGCGGCAGCGCAAAATTGGTGAATGCCGGGAACTGCACATTGCCACACCCTGGAGTTTGCATGACCCGATGGACAGGCTGGAACGCAGCAATGAAAATAACCAGCGTGCAGAATTCCTGCATATGCCTGCCCTGAACGATGACGAAAAAAGCAATTTTGATTATGCCAACGGGGTGGGGTTCAGCACCAAGTTTTATATTGACATGCGGGAATCAATGGATGATGCCAGCTGGCGTGCGCTGTTTATGACAAGCCCGATTGAACGGGAAGGGCAGCTGTACCCAGAAGATCAGCTGCGCCGCTACTTTGAGTTGCCGGATAAAGCGCCGGAAGCCATTATTGCAGTATGCGATACCAAAGAAAAAGGTTCTGACTATGCGGTTCTGCCCGTTGCATACAAATACGGGGATGATTTTTACATTGAGGAATGTGTTTGCGATAACGGCGCACCGGACGTGGTGGAAACGCGGCTCTGGATGGTTCTTGTGAAACACAAGGTTCAGCTGGCCCAGTTTGAAAGCAACAGCGCAGGCGGCAAAGTGGCAGAAAAATGCCAGCAGGAAGTAAAGGCGCACGGCGGAATAACCAGGATTGTGACCAGGTACACCACCGCAAACAAAGAAACCAAAATTATTGTAAATTCCCCCTGGGTGATGGAACACTGCCTGTTCAAAGATAATTCCGTTATCAAGAATAACAAGGAATACAGGCGTGTTTTGTCGTTTTTAACAGGGTACACAATGGCAGGGAAAAACAGACATGATGACGTGCCGGACGCATTTGCCATGCTTGCACAATACGCTCAAGGCCTAAATGCGGGAAAAGTTGAAATTGGTACAAGAATTTGGTAAAAAACAACGTTAATGTGCTTGAAAAATGTGAATTTTATAGTATAATAGTAAATGGAAAGGCTTTATAGTTTAGCTCTTTTCTTATGAACATTTTGTTCATACCTCCTAGGGTACGGAACCAGCGTCCTGCATATGCGCCGCCCTAAATATGGTTCTCCCGCTGGCTGAAATGCCAGCTATTGTGTCGCTATAGTTTAATGGTAAAACTCCTGGCTCATAACCGGGTGCTTGCAGGTTCAACCCCTGCTGGCGGCACCAGAGTGCGCTCTGCGGCGCACAACCGGCACTATGTGGGCCGTTATCAGCCACATAGAGCCTGACAGGGCTTACCTTGTCCGCTGCGCCTGCAAAGCTGTCAAGCACTTTGCAGGTGATATATACCGTATAGCCATATAAGGGCGCTGCGTTCCGAAGCAACGGCGCGGCGGAGGGTGCAAGGCCACCATACGGAACCAGATGCAAGGTAGCGCCTTGCTGTGTGGGCGGTGCGGCTTCCCCCACAAACGATGACAAAGCCTGTGAAAAGCAGGAACCGCACATGCTGTTATAGCTCAATGGTAGAGCAGCCGCCTTGTAAGCGGCAGGCTACTGGTTCAAGTCCAGTTGGCAGCTCCAAGGCCGAAGATACGGGTAAAAGATTTAGCCGGGACGCTGGACTGAAGTTCCCTGTTAGGCAATCCCTGCACACCTCTCTTTGATGTGTCCCATGCAGGGCTTTTGATGATATGTTCCCGACATTTACGCCGGTAAGTTGCGGTTTAGTTTTAAGTTTCGCGCAAGTTGTAAAAATGCAACCGTGAAACGTGCGATTTTAACTTGACTGTAATTTGCTTATACGCAGTCATAGCTTAATAACGTTGGAAAAGCAGCGCCTGTTGGTGCCGTTGCAGGTTCGAGACCTGCTGACTGCTATTGTTGGGCCGCTCCCACCGGTGAAAGCCCGGCGCAGGCAAAACGCGATAGATAACCTAAACGCCACATCTGCTTGCGCGGACTCTGTTACTGACACTGTTGCGCGTTGTGGCCCCCTTTTAATCAAAGCAGAAACCGTAAACCGACAGACGGGATATAAAACGGGCCGGACGCCGCGGAGTGACTTCCTGCGCGGGATATAAATAGAGGAAATCAAAAACAGGCGTACCATCACGCGCATAGCACTGGATGCCGCCTGTTACGTTGCAAAGCCTGCTACTTTGCAACGGGTGAGCCCGGCATAGCATAAACCGGGAGGGAGGGAACGGGGTTATTTTTGAAAGAAGGGATAAATTGCGAGTAAGTGTTTACTGCCCGTGCTGCGGTGCGGCAGGAATCAAGCGGAAGCTGATGGAAGTTGATACAGCAGCAAAGGGAACGATTTATCCCTATTGCAAAGCGTGCAAACGGAACATTGAAATCCATTTGCCGCTGAAAAAATAAAAGTGCCAAGTGCCCTGTGCCAAGTGCCAGCTGAACCTTAATTGGTTTGGCTGGCACTTTTTGTTTTTGTGCAAAGGAGAACAGCTTGGAAAGATATCTTGTTGACATCCTGCCGGATGAGGGTTTGCACGGTAGACGGATTATCACCACAAACGAGCAGGAAATTACAGCAGATAACGTTGTAAAGGTGCTGAATACTGCCATTGCCACCCACGACAGGAACCGGGGAGAAATCCAGTATTTGTGGGATGTTTACCGGGGCAAGCAGGATATCCGAAAAAAAGAAAAAATCGTCCGTGAGGAAATCAACAACAAAATCACGGTGAACATCGCAAATGAGATTGTGACGTTCAAAACAGCATTTCTACTTTCCGGCCCTGTGCAGTATATCGGTGCAAAAGGCAGCAAGACGGACAACAACAAACTGGTTGATTTGAACCGCTGGATGTCAGATGAGGACAAACAGAGCAAGGACAAAGAAATCGTTGACTGGATGCACATTGCGGGGCTTGGCGTGCGGATGGTTCTGCCTGACCCCGGAGCGGAACAGGCGGGAAGCCCTGCCTGCATTTATACCCTTGACCCGCGTGAAGCGTTTGTCATCTACTACAGCGGCTATACCAAAAAGCCAATGGCAGGTGTGCTGACACAGTACGATGAAAACGATGCCAAGTATTACGGTGTTTACACTGACAGCGAATATTTTGAAATCAAAAGCGGGGAAATCACCCGGCAGTCTGGGCATTTGTACGGCAGTGTGCCGATTGTGGAATACCCCAACAACAGTGCCAGAATGGGCGCGTTTGAAGTAGTGTTGCCGCTTCTGAATGGTATTAACACGCTGGAAAGCAACCGCGTGGATAACGTGCAGGATTTTGTAAATGCGTATGACGTATTCCAGAACGTTGATTTAGAAGACGGCCAGTACAGCCAGCTTGCCAGCGGCGGTAAGTTTATCAAAATCAAAGATTCCCAGCAGGGGATGCCTGCAAAAATTTATCGCATCAGCAGCGAGATGAACAGTTCTACTGTGCAGACCGCTGTGGATGATTTGCATGATAAGATTTTGACCATCTGTGGCATGCCGAACCGCAACGGAGGTTCTTCCACCAGCGATACCGGGCAGGCAACCATTATGCGCGATGGCTGGAAAGACGCAGAAAGCCGCGCCCAGGACAGTGAAGACATGTTCCGGCGCAGTGAACGGCAGTTCTTGCGTGTGTTCCTGACCATTTGCAACACAACAAATAATCTTGGCCTGAATGTAGGGGATGTGTACGCACAGTTTACCCGCAACAACCTGACTGACATCCAGAGCAAGATGCAGGTATTTATTCAGGGCCTGGGCTGTGAAAAGATCGCGCCGGAAACGGTATACCGCGAACTTGGCCCGTTCCGTGACAATGAAATGGCCTTGCAGGAGGGCATGAAATATTACGAGGAAAAACAGGCAGAGCTTGAAAAAAGCCTGAATGAGGAGCTTGACAATGGACTGGAAACCAACGGACAGCGCAATCAGGCTGCTGAACCGCAGGGCGATACGCAGGTTTGAAAAAGCATCCCGGCAGATAACGCAGTTTGATGAATTGAACGTTATGCCCGCCTGCAAGCAGCTATACCAGGATATTGCCAAAGACAATCAGGAAGTTTTTTTAGAACTGGCAAAAAAATGCTACCAGGGTGCCGAAGTTCACGGCAAAGAAAAACCCGACAGGGCATGGCTGCTTGCCTTGCTTGCCGGATACAGCGCCGTTACCGGCTATGTGTACGAACACGAGATTGACCGAAAGCGGGCCTACCTAGAAGAGGGGCTTTTGAGCCGGACAAACCATAAGAACGAATTCCGGCGTGCATTGCGGTATTGGAGCGATATGACGTACCAATACGCCGATGACGTGACCGATTCTGCAAGAATCAAGGCATTTACAGATGCCGGAGTAGAACAGGTGCAGTGGCACACTGCCGGGGATGAAAAAGTGTGCCAGGTTTGCCGGGAACGCAACGGAGAGATTTACCCGATTGATAATATCCCCGATAAACCCCACAGGAAATGCAGGTGTTGGCTGACACCTGTTTGATCGTCAGAGAAGACGCTAAAACGCAAAGGTCAGAGAAGACGCTAAAACGCACAAATACGGGCGAGAGAACGCCGACAAAATAACGCGGAGGCACCAATGAAATTTGATACCAGCACCATTGACGGCTTTGAAAACATGAGCGATGCAGACAAGGTGACGGCGCTGCTTGGCGTTGACCTGCCTGACCCGGTGGATACAAAGAACCTTGTAAAAAAAGAAGATTTTGACAAGGTGATGAGCGAAGCCAGCAGTTACAAAAAGCAGTTGAAAGAAAAAATGACTGCCGAAGAAACCGCTGCTGCAGAAGCCAAAGCCGCACAGGAAAAGTTGCAGAACGATTATAACGCACTGCTGAAAGAAAACACCATTTCTAAAAACGTTGCCAAGTATATTGCGCTTGGCTACGATGAAAAACTTGCCAAAAGTACGGCAGAAGCCCTTTTTGATGGCGACATGGAAACGGTGTTTGCCAATGCTGCAAAGGCCAATCAGGTGCTTGCAGACAAGCTGAAAGCAGACCTTATGCGCAACAGCCCCAGACCCAGCGGCGCTGGTACAAGCACCGAAGAAGAAAGCGAATACATGGCATTTGCCAAGCGCAGCGGCAAGGCAAAAGCACAGGCCAATGAGGCAGCCGCAAAAGTCATGGATTATTACAAGTAAGGAGTGAAAGCATGAAATTCAAGAAAACGGATGTTGCCGGTGCAGTTGAGATTCTGGCCAGCAATGATTTTACCGCAATCCCGTTTACCACAACCACCGCAAAAAAGGCTGGTGAAAAACTGACAGTTGACAGCCGCGTTGGCGTTGTGCTGTATGACGTTGACCCGGATGAAAACCCCAACGGCAGCCTGCTGGTTGCGGGCGTGATTGATGCAGCAAAGGCAAAGGCACACAGCGGTACCGACCTTGCTGCAGAATCTGACCTGCCGGATACCATTATCCTGCGCACCAATACCGGCGTGAACGCATAACGGAGGTGAAAACATGAACCTTACTGAACTTTTTACACCTAAAATCATTGCGGCAAACTATACCGAAGCTGCTTCCAACGCAATCCCGTACCTGGGCAGCGGTTTGTTCCCCTCTGTAAAGCGTGCTGGCCTTGACCTGGCATGGATTAAGGGCCACAAGGGCCTGCCTGTTTCCCTGAAACCCTCTGCTTTTGATGCAAAGGCCACTTTCCGCGACCGTATCGGCGTGAGCAAACTGGAAACCGAGATGCCGTTTTTCCGCGAGGGCTACAAGATCAAGGAAAAAGACCGCCAGGAGATTCTGCGTGCCCAGAGCAGCAATGACCCCTATGCGGCGGATGTCATCAACCGCATTTACGATGACCAGCAGGATTTGATTGCCGGTGCTGACGTTGTTCCGGAACGCATGCGCATGCAGCTGCTGTTCCCCGAAAGCGGCGCAATGGGCATTACCATCAAGGCCAATGGGGTGAACTACACCTACAATTATGACCCGGATGGCGCATGGAAAAAGGCAAACTACACTGCGCTGACTACCACCGACCTGTGGACTGCCACCGCAACCGCTGACCCGTTCAAGCAGATTCAGACCATTAAGGATGCTATGGCAAACAATTACGGTGTGACCCTGGCTTACATGGTGATGAACACCACCACGTTCAACCTGATGAAAGCCACCGATGCCGTAAAGAATCGTTGGCTGACCGTAACTGGCCGCAGCATGGGCTACCTGACCAACGATGAAGCCAAAGATGTGATCGCATCCACTACCGGCATTCAGATCGTGATTTACGACAAGCTGTATGCCGATGAGAGCGGCGCAAGCCACAAGTTTGTTCCGGACGGCTATGTGAGCTTTATCCCGGAGGGCGCACTGGGCAAGACCGCTTACGGCACCACCCCGGAGGAAGCCGACCTTGCGGGTTCCGGCAAGGCAGATGTTGCCATTGTGAACACCGGCGTTGCCATTACCGTTGAAACCACCGTGCACCCGGTCAATGTGAACACTTATGCTTCCGAGATCGTGCTGCCAAGCTTTGAGCGCATGGACGAAGTTGCCGTTATGAAGGTGACGGCATGACCTGGCTGATTCCCGAACACGCAGTGTTTTACGGTGGTGAATTTTGCGTGGCAGGGGAAAAAGTGAAGATTGCCGACCAGGACAGCGCCGAAATGGCGAAATATGGGAAAGTGATGACCGAAAAGGCAGAAACATCCCTTGCTGTGGAACACAGACGGGGTAGAAAGCCAAAAGCCTAAATGACGGCGGGTGACAGTATGGAGATCTTTGAGCGATTGCAAAAACGGACAGGCGAAAACGACCTTGACCTGTTAGCGGATTTGCTGGACAGCGCAGAATCCGTGATACTGGCCCGCCGTTTTCCTTTTGGCGGTGGTGAGCTGGAAGAGCGATACCGCGATTTGCAGTTCCGGATTGCATTAGCATTTTATAACAAACTTGGCGCGGAATATGAGACCAGTCACAGCGAAAGCGGTATCAGCCGCACATGGGGCAGTGAGGATGTTCCGCAGCAGCTGTTGGAAGAAATTGTCCCGGTTGGAAAGGTTGGATGCTGATGCGAGACCTTAGAGCCAACCAGAAAACAATTTGGTACCAAAACAGCAACGGTTCTGCCGCAATCAAAGATGAAAACGGAGACCGAACCGGCGAAGAACGGCCCGTTATTGAACCGCCGGAGCAATTGCGAATCAGTGTGAGCGGTGCGGCTGGCGCAATGGAAGCCGCTGCATTTGGCGGTTTTACGGATTATAGCCGAACAGCATGCACCGCAAATGTGAATTGCCCGCTGCATGAAGGAACGCTGGTTTGGATTAACCGCGATGCAAGCGAAAGCCCGAATTACGTTGTGACCAAAAAGGCAGATACCATAAACGGCGTATTGTATGCGCTGAAAGAAGTTGTGCCATGAAAATCAAGCTGAATTTAAGCGATGCTGGCATAAAGCAGGCGCAGAAAGAATATGACGAGTGGCGCAAAACGCTGGAAACCCGCATTGAACAGTTTGTAAAAAGACTGTCAGAAATGGGGGCAGAAGTTGCCAAGATACGGTTTACTGCCGCCGTTTATGATGGTGACATGAGCGATATTGCGGTTGATGTGGAGCTGGATGGCAAAAAGGCTACTGTTTACGCCACCGGGCAAGCCGTTGCCTTTATTGAATTTGGCACCGGCGTTGCGTTTGCGGAGCACCCAAGCGGGATGTATGCGCACGGAACATACGGCAGGGGGCAGGGTACAAAACCCAACGGATGGGTTTACAAGGGCGTTTCCGGCCCCACTGCACAGCCTGTATACAACCGATTGGGCGAACAAAAGCCGGATGTTTGGCACACAAAGGGCAACCCGCCCGCATGTGCCATGTGGGAGAGCGCGGCCCAGATGGCTGCAAGTGTAAAAACCGTGTGGGAGGAGGTAATGCGCTAGTGGAAGATTTTCAGCCACAGATTTTTGAAAGCTTTGCACAAAAGCTGGAAACAAAATTTCCGGGAATCAAGGTAAGCAGCGTGATTACTGACCATCCGCCCAACTTCCCGTGTGTTCAGATTGAACAGCAAAACAGGCCGACAGACCACGACAGCAGCGGCAGAATTCGTTTTGCAATTATTCAGCTGCGAATCCGGGTGTATACATCCGGCAATACCAAATACAGCAATGCCGGAAAGATACAGTATTGCATTGATGAAATTGCAGAAAAACTGAATTTTAGCAGGAAAAGCTATTTTGAAAACAATTATTTGTACCAGAACAGCGCGTACCGGGCTGAAAGCACATACCGGGCGCGCATAACAGAAACCGGGGTATTGACCCGGACAAATTAAGGAGCTGAGAGAATGACAAATAATGCAATTAGCACCCAGGGCGTTCAGCTGCTGCGCGGTGACAGCAAAACAACCCTGAAAGAGCTTGCATGGATAAGCGAGTATCCGGATTTAAGCTCTGCACCCGATACCATTGACGTTACCACCCTGATGCACACCCGGCAGGCAACGATCCCGGCTTTGCCCAAAAGTGATACCATGAGCTTTCCCTGCTTTATGGATTCTGATGCGACCAATTATAAGGCAGTGCAGCAGACCGCAAACACCCCGGCATATTATGCAGTGCGAAGCCGCAGCGGATGGGGCTGGATTTGGCACGGCCAGCATACTGTTTCGGTGCCGGGCAAAGGCGTAGATGACGCAATCACTTTTAATATCGACATTACTTCTGACGGCGAGTTTGAGTTTATGGACACTATTACGGTAACGGGGGATTAAAACATGAAAATTAAGTTTGACGGCAAAGCTTATGAACTGATGTATACCCGTGAAACCGTAAAACAGGCGGAAGCGGGCGGTTTTAACCTGAACGCGTTGGAATCACAGCCTGCAACCCAGATGGAAAAGCTGTTTTATGGCGCTTTTACAGCCCGCTGCAAGGGAGTGAAACGCAAGACGGTGGATGACATCTGGAACCACATGACCGTTGAAGAACGCGTTGAGCTGTGCGGCATTCTGGCCGATATGTACGCTGACGCAATCAACAGCATGGCAGATGACGGAAAAAAGGTGACGTGGGAGACCGAGTAACGGACGATCTCCCCAAAGAAGAAAAAACGTTGGGGCAAATCTTTGATGAAATGTTCCCATTTTACTTAAGTATTGGCATGAGCGCTGATGAGTACTGGAACCAGGAACCGAAACTTGCCATTGCCTACCGCAAAGCCCATCAACTGCGCATACAGCGGTGGAACTTTAAAGCGTGGAAGGAAAACCAGTACACAATGGCGGCTATGCAGGCTAGCGTTGGAAACATGCTTACCGAAAAGGGGAAAACACCGTTTGAGTACCCTAGCGAACCGTATCCGTTGACGGAAGAGGAAGCGGAAGAACAGCATAAACGCAGGCTGGAAAAGCAGGAACAGGAATTTATGGAACGCATGTTTGGGAAGTGAGGTTTTGGCAGAAGTACAGATTGACAAGCTAACAGTAGAAATTGAAGCAGACACCGCGAACGCAACAAAAGGGCTTGACAGACTGAAAAAGGCGATGGACAACCTTTCTTCCAAAAAGGCCGTGAGCGAAACTAACCTTTTGGGCGGTGCGTTCGGTAACTTGCTAAACAAGGCCAAAAGCCTGATTAGCATTGTGGCAATCTCCCAGACGTTGGGCAAGGCGATTGCAAAGTACAGCGAATATGTTGAAGATATCAACTTGTTTTCCGTTGCAATGGGGGATTTTGCAGACAAGGGGGCAGAACTTGCAGACCGCATGCAGGGACTGCTGGGCGTGGACAGCGGACAGGCAATGAAAAACATGGCCTTGTTCCAAAACCTTACCACGAGCTTTGGCGTGGCCGGGGATAGAGCCTATATCTTAAGTTCTAACCTGACCCAGCTGGGCTATGACCTTGCATCGTTCCACAACCTTTCGATTGAAGAATCTTTCCAAAAATTGCAGGCTGCAATCTCTGGCGAACTGGAACCCATCCGCCGCTTGGGTGTGGATATATCCAACGCTCGATTACAGCAGGAACTATATAACCTGGGCATTAACAAAAACATTAACAGCCTTTCGCAGGCAGACAAAGCCCAACTGCGCTACATTGCCATTATGAAGCAAACCACGAATGCACAGATGGACATGGGCCGCACACTGAATACACCGGCAAACCAGATGCGTATTTTGAAATCGCAGGTGAAACAGCTGGCAAAAGCAATCGGTGCTGTGCTGATACCGGTGGTAAATGCAATTCTGCCGCCAATGATTGCGGTGGTAAAAGTTGTTCAGACGGTAAATTCAGCTATTGCCCGGTTGTTTGGCGCACAGGTAAAGTGGGCTGATTTTAAGAACGAAGCCACCGCAGCTACCGGCGGAGCAAGCGCAGGGCTGAACAATGTGGCAAATTCTGCTGCAAAAGCCGCGAAAAATACGCGTGATTTGATTGGCGGGTTTGATGAGCTGAACGTTGCGCAGGATAACAGCAGTAGTGGGAGCGGCATCGGAGATGCCGGAACCGGCGGCAGTGTGCTGGGCGGGATTGACCTTTCCGGCTATGACATGTTTGGCCAGCTTGCGGAAAGCAAGGTGACAGAATGGGTTGACAGGATTAAGAATGCAGCAAAAGCGGTGCTGCCGCTTATTGCAGGCATTGGGGCAGCGTTTTTGGCATGGAAAGTACCAAACCTTGTTGTTAGTGGCCTAGATAAAGTAAGAAGCGTGATGGACTTGATTATGGGCATTAAAAACAAAATGTCCATGAAAATGTCTGTAAACGCTTTGCCTGGACAATCCGAAATACCTGGCCTATTGGCCGTTTCTATCGCAGTTGCAGTAATTGCAGCGCAATTTACAAATTTACTACTGAACAGCGAAAAATTCCGTGATGGATTGAAAGACGGCTTTGAAATTATTAAAGCTTCTGCGGCTGGTTTTCTGGACGGTTTGATAGAAGGATTGCAGCCAGCAAAAGAAGCACTGATTGAGCTGAAAAACAATATTCTTGATATGCTTCCCGGTGATGTCAAAGAAGGAATAAAGAACTTCTTTGAAAAAACACTGCCAGATGTTATTAACCGCTTTAAGACGGCTTTTGGCGCAGCAATAGAAGAACTTGATTTGAATTTGGGAGATCTAATTACAACAGCAGTGGGTCTTGGACTTTTGCTTACTCCAGGCGGTCAGATTGCAGGCATGGCGGTTCTTGGATTTGAAGCAATTAGCATTGCAGTGCGTGGTTTGGGCTTGCTGACAGATGAACAGACAGCACAAATAAAAGAAGCGTTCAATGCGGCTTTTAAGTGGATTGGCAATTTTGTCGGCGCTATTATTTCAGGCATTGTTGTTACTCTTACTACAGCGTTCATGGGTATTGTAACGTTTTTACATGGTGTTTTTACAAGAAATTGGCGTGAAATTTTTAGTGGATTAAGCCAAATTGTTCAGGGCGTAATTGAAGGGTTCAATACTTTTTTCAAAAAAGCGTTTGGCGTTGACATTATACAAACTCTTAACGATTGGCGTGGAAAAGCGCTTGATGTGATTAAAAGCGTTATAAATGGTGGTATTGACTTAATCAACAATTTTATTGGCTGGCTGAACAGCTTGAAGATTGAGATTCCATCGTTCAGCATCGCGGGGCATAAATTATGGGATGCCGTTACATTTGACTTTATTCCTAATATATCGGAACTGCCCCACCTTGCCAGCGGCGGTGTTCTGACGTCCCCGACACCTGTTTTGGCAGGCGAATACGCTAATGCACAGACAAACCCCGAAATTGTGACTCCACAAAGCCTGATGAAAGCAACCGTGCTGGAAGCAAACGCCGAAAGCGACCGGGAAATGCTGGCTTTGATGCGGCAGATGCTGGCCCAGATGCAGGGCAGCGATACCCGCATTATCATTGACGGCAAAGAAGTGTTCCGCGCAGTCAAAAATCAGGCACAGCGCGAACAAATCAGAACCGGTGTTCCGGCATTTTAAGGTGATGCCATGACATTTAATAAAAAAAGCTCCACATGGGCTGCAAATGGCACAAATTTGTATGAACCGCATGGGGTAAAGATGGAGCACACCAACTATACCGGTTCAAACAGTGGGCGAACCGAAGATGGCGTGATGCACATTGACTGGCTGCGCCGCGACCTGCACAAAGTAAGCTTGACCTACAATGCCATGACCGGAAACGAGCTGAAAGAGCTTGTGGGGCTGGTGCAGGGTAAGGAATATACGGCAACTTACGTTGACCAGGGGGAAACCCATACAATGGAAGCCTACACGGGCGATATTTCCTATACAACTTACAACCTGACCATGTGCAAAGAGGATGGCGGATTGTATACAGATGTCAGCTTTGACATGGTAGAAAAGTAAAGAAGGTGGAACCAAATGCTGAATTATTTGCTTGTAAAAGAAGATGAGTCAGAGATTGGTTCCACCATTATTTTATCCTGCACATTAACAACCAGCGTAAACAGCGAAAACGAATTTACACTGGGCAGCGCGTGCACCGATGAAATAGAAGTGGAGTACATTGCCGCAGATGAAAAGCTGATTGCCCAGGGCGACAAGCTAACATTGTATACAGTAGACGATGCAAATACCCGGACAAAAGCAGGCATGTTCTACTGCGAAAAACCGGAATACCAGGGCATGATGCGTGAGGTATCCGGTTCTAATGCTGTATACAAAGTAGTGGCCTACGACACCATGTCCAAGCTGGATGCCGATTTCTCCGGTTGGCTGCACGCCAATCAGGCACAGTTCCCCAAAACTATCTGGCAGCTGGTACAGCTGGCCTGCCAGCGGGCAGGGGTCGCGCTTGCCAGCAGCAGCCTGCCCATCAACGGCAGCTACAGCGTGCAGGCGTTCTATGCGGATGATTTAACCTGCCGACAGATTATCTCCTGGG